CATAAATATATTTTTTTATAAACTTTTTCTAATTTTCACTTGACATTTAGGAGCTGAAAGCAGCGAATTAAAAGTGCTTGACAAATACTATGATGCAAAATATAATAATTCTCCTGCCTACAAGAATTTAATAAATTATAGATTTTTAGTAAGTAAAGGAGAAATAAGCCCATTACTAAGTTATAAAGTGTATGATGCATATAGTAGAGCAGTGCAAAATAATTTGGTGGGGGTGCAAACTCCGTTGGGGTTGCAGATAGAAGGATATACATCTCATTTTGTTGGAAGAGTGATTGGGTATTCGGCACTAAACCGGAAATACAATAGACCCGGCGTTTCTATAGAAGATTTACTTGATTGTTTGAAAGCGGGAAGAGTAGGAAAAGAACAAGTAAACAAAGCGGGAGAGCGTAGCATTCTTTTGAAAAATGATAAATGCAATATAGCAATTAATCCGGATACAAAAACATTGATTCAATGCAACCCAAGAAAACTCGTTAAAAGATAGGAGACAAATGTATGGAAAGTGTTTGGAAATATAAAGCAGAAGATTTTAAGTATCTACAAAAATATTTTGATGTTGACTTTTTGAATAGCGACGCGAATATTCTAGACGCACTAAATGAAAAAATAATTGAAGTGGGTTTTGATGATAAGTTAGAATTTTACAATGATGAAGGTAAAAAGCTCCAGGAAATATATGACAATATTTACTATATGAATTAGAAAGGAGCATGCAATGCCAAGGGATGATTATTTCAGAATAGTATTTGAAATCTTAAAGGAACTGTATGTAGCAAAGAGAAAGGCTGAACCTGTCAATTTAATTAAAATCAGTGCAGATTACCTAAGGATACCGCAACACAATATTGTCCGAAATACTTGAAGCTGGATACGTAAAAGGCTTTAGAGTAAAGGAGTATATTAACGGAATTCAAATAATGGACTTAGAAGATATAGACATCACGCCTGTGGGAATTGAGTATCTGAAAGAAAACAGGATGATGAAAAAGGTAATGGAATATCTGAAAACCATAGGCGAGTATATCCCAATGATATAAACACACTCAGGCAGGGTGTGTTTTTTAGTGAACAAATAACGATACTTGAGGCAGCTATATAGCTGTCTTTTGTTATACAAAAAATTAGCTTAGTACAGAGCGTAATCATGTACACGGAGGAGAAGCAACCTCGTATAAAAGCGTACCGAGAAAGGAAAAACATCATGAAAAGAGAAGTTATTGAAAATCTCCTTAAGGGACTAGGAGTGGCCGAGGATAAGGTCAAGGAGGCTGTTGATACTATCATGACCGAAAATGGTAATGACATCGAAAGATATAAAACCTCAGAGACTAACCTTAAATCGCTGCTTAAAACTGCGAACGAGACACTTGAGAAGTTTAAGGATGTCGACATCGATGGGCTTAAAGGTGAAGTGCAAAAGTACAAGGATGCAGCTGCCGAGGCAGAGTCAAATAGCAAAGCCGAAATCGAAAGGCTGCAATTTGGATATGCTCTTGACGGAGCACTGAGAACTGCAGGGGCAAAGAATAGCAAAGCAGTAAGGGCGCTACTTGATGAGGCAGGGCTTAAGCTTAACGGAGACAGCATCGTCGGTCTTGATGAGCAGCTAAAAACCATCAGAGAGAATAACGATTATCTCTTTAATGATGACACACAGCCGGTTATCGTTAGATCTACTCCAGGAGCAACCGGCGGAACAGGGTCTGATGATAAGAACAAAGAAGTTAACACAGCAATTAGAAATCTTTTAGGAAAGGAATAATATCATGGCAAACGTAAACGTAGTAACAAGAGAAAAAGTTGAAGCTCTAATCAGGGAGCAGGTGACTCCAGCAATTTTTCAGGATACACCAAAGGAATCAGTTGTTTTGAGTCTTGGTAAGAAACTGCCAAACATGAGCTCAAAGACAACAAGAATCAGAGTGACCGACATTCTACCTATGGCTTATTGGGTAGATGGGGACACAGGAATGAAGCAGACTAGCGATATGGCGTGGGATAACGTGTATCTCACAGCAGGGGAACTCGCAGTTATCGTTCCGATACCTGAAGCGGTGCTTGATGATGCAGAGTTTGACATCATCGGCGAGATCAAGCCTAGAGTAATCGAGGCAATCGGACAGAAGGTTGATAGCGCAATCCTGTTCGGCGTGAATAGACCAAGAGAGTGGCAGAATGACGTGATTACAATGGCAAGACAGTCGGGCAACAATGTAGCTCCTGGTTCAAAAGACATGTTCACTCTAATCATGGACGAGGGTGGCGTGCTAAACAAGATCGAGGAGGACGGATATGTTCACTCTGGAGCTATCGCATCAACAGGAATGAAGGCAAAGCTCAGAGGTCTTAAGGGTACAGATGGACACCCAATCTTCATGTCAACATTGCAGGGTGCAACATCATACGGACTTGACGGAGCACCTTTGTACTTCCCTGATAATGGAAGCTTTGACAAGAAGATTGCACAGCTAATCGTAGGTGACTTTAGCAAGCTTGTGTACTCAATCCGTCAGGATGTAACATTCAAGCTGCTAACAGAAGGCGTGATTCAGGATCCACAGACAAAGGAGATTGTGTATAACCTCGCACAGCAGGATATGATTGCCCTAAGAGTTGTATTTAGAATGGGTTGGGCAATGCCAAATCCAGCTACAAGAATGAACGAGGACAGAACAGGTTGTCCATTTGCTTATCTTGAGCCAGCTACACCTGTGACAACTCAGAAAGTTACATTCACTGTAAAGAACAAGACTGTCGCAATCGAAGGTGCAACTGTTGAGGTTAACGGCTCAAGACTAAAGACTAATGCTGCCGGTGTTGCAGAGTTTAATCTCAGAGCTGGAACATATCCAGTAAAGATTAAGGCATCTGGATATGCACCTCAGACAGACACAGTGACTGTTGAGTCTGCAGAGGTAACAAAAGCTGTGGTGCTTGTAGCTACTAAGTAGGTAGAGCTATGTATCTGACATATGAGGAGTATAGAGCCTATGGGGGAGAAATCCCCCAGGCTGCTTTTATTAAGTATGAAAGACAGGCTAGGAATACCATTAACTACTATACCTTCGGGCGCATCAAAGAGCCTGTACCCGAAATAGCTAAAGAGTGTATGATCGAGCTCATGGACTTTGAGTATGAGGTGGCTAAGGCACGCGACGAAGGCAGTAAAGCTATAAAGTCGGAAACTGTCGGAGATCACACTGTTAGTTATGCAGATGGCCTTGACTCATTAGGAATCCAAACTGGTGTAAACACAGGAACAAGCCAGGCTTCGCTAGAGCATAGCATTGTAGCTAAATATCTAATGAATACAGGTTTAATGTATAGAGGGGTAGAATAATGCTGACAAATGCGGATATTACACTTTTTAATCGCTATTATGACAATGATAGCGGTGAATACAAATACGCAAGGACATTTCTCAGAGGGGTTAACTGGCAAGACTCACAAGCTATAAACATCTCGCAATCAGCGGGAGTTAAAAGCACGAATCATACACGAGTTTTTATCCCGTTAAAAGTTGACTCGGAAGAGAAAACATACCTCAAGCCTAAGACATTTAAACGTAGCGACAAGGTCACAAATTACACTTTAGACAATGCAGATATTGTTGTTAAGGGAATTGTCGATTTTGATATGAACGACGCTCATAGCGGTGGTTTTAAAGCTCTATTGCGTGACTTTGATGATGTGATGAAGATTACGAAAGTAGTTGACAATAGGTATGGTAGCAAGTTAGTACAGCACTTTGAATTGGAGGTTGAATAATGGCCAAAGAGTGGAAGGCAGGAGATTATATCCCTGTACAGTATATTAATGACCTCGAAAAAGAGGTCGAAGAGCTGCGTAAGTTCACTCCAGAGGATGGGGATGAAGATGTCGATAAGAGTTAAGGTTGACATTGACGCAATAAAGATAGCTAGAAAAAAAGGACTAGATCAAAACGGTGCAGCACAAAGGTTTTTTACCCATGAGGTTAGACGTTTGTCAGACCCTTATGTACCAAAAAAAGAGGGCGTGCTCAAGGGAACCGCAGTAGAAGGTATCGATGAAATCGTATACCCTCAGATATATGCTAAAAAGCAGTACTATGAAAATAGAGGTAGAGGCATGAGGGGGAAGCGATGGGACCGGAGAATGGTTGCACAACGAGGACCTGCCCTTTTAGCTAGTGTAGTTAAGTTTATAGCAAGGAGGGGATAATGGCTGATGTAATAATCATGGACGCAATAAGAAATCTTATAAAGACTTGCCCACACATTGACAAGTTTGCTGAGGGAATAGGAATAGATTATCTTGCAGAAGACCCTACTTGTTATGCAGTTGAGTCATCGCCCGCAGACCTTATTTTAAAGAGATATATCAACGGAGACAGCGAATGTCAACAGGTCTTCGTTTTTTCGAGCAGAGAGGCGTACGGGGCTGATGTAAGACAAAATATTGAAAACATTGGGTTCTTTCAGCTTTTTGCTACCTGGCTTGCGTCGATAAGCAAAAATAGGAACTTTATAGACTTGGGCTCAAATAGATGCCCAGTGAAAATTGAAGCCCTAACAACAGGCTACGTCTTTGATGTAGACGAATCCAGGGCAAAGTATCAAATCGATTGTAGGCTTGTATACCTACAGGAAGGAGAATAGATATGGCATTAACAGAAGTTAGAAAAAGAGTTGCACAGGCAAGTTATCTAGACTGTGCAAAGACTGGTGAAACAGCAGCTATGGAGCTACTTGGCACAGGGTTCAGGGAACTCAACGAAGAGCCAAGTGCACAGGTGAGAAGCAAGCGATATATTAACCAGAAATCCACATCAAAGGGCATTTCGGGTTACGAGTGGCAGTCTCCGTTTTCTGCTGATCAGATTCGCAGTGAAAAAGCTATTGCGTTCATCTGTGAAATTGGCGAAAGACAGAGGACTGGAGCAGATGTTGAAAGAGACTACATCATAGTTGACCTTGATCAGAAAGCAGGAGGCGGAGCAACCACTTTCAGTGCTAGAAAAATAAAGGTAGCTATAGAAGTTTCGAAGTTTGGTAACGAGGATGGCGAGATGACTTGCGAAGGAAACTTCTTGGGCGTTAGTGATGTTGTTGTGGGAACATTCGACACCTCAAACAAAAAGTTCACTGAGACAGTGATAGCTGGTTAATAAAGGAGCAACACAATGGTTAATACAAAAATAACATTCGCAAATGGGCAGGAGCTCGTAGCAGATTTTTATGATCTAGATTTTCGCACATCATATAAGCCCAACATGGCAACTTTTGTTGAGGAAATCAACGGAATTGACCTTTCACAGGATGACGACATTGTCCTCAGCAATCAGCTGGACGCACTCAAACGTTGTATTGATAGTATTTGGGGGACAGGCGAAGGAGATAGAGTCTTTGGTGGAAAGCGCAATGTCATGATGATGTTTGAAGTTATGAATAAGCTGCGTGAGCTTAATGAGGCTGTTAACGAAGATCTCGTTGCAACAAGCAAAGCTATGCAGCTTGAGCTAGCGAAATGATAGGTAGCATATTAACCAATAAACCGAGCAAATCAGTAACTATAAGAGGTGTTGAGGTTCCCATAAACTGGGACTTTCGCACCTCTATTAAGTTTACTGAGTTACTGGCAGACCGCGATTTGTCAAAAATTGAGTTAATCAAAAAGGGTGTGCGTCTTTACTATGGTGCATGGGCTGATACACATAGCTTTGCAGAGGGAGAACTTGAAGAAGCTATCGAAAAGATGATTGAGTTTTATTCACACAGTTTATCACCTGTAAATAGTAAGAATAAATCATCGAAAAAGCAATCGTACTCATTTACTTATGATGCCGAGTATGTTTACGCAGCCTTTTGGGAACAGTACAAGATTGATTTGTCTGTCGTTGAAATGCATTGGTGGAACTTCAAGGCTCTATTTAATGGGCTTAGCGAGAACACACAGTTCGGAAAGATTATTGGTTATAGGACAATGGACATTTCAAGGCTTAGTGACGAGGAAAAGAAGTTTTATCGCGAGATGAAATCGCTATATAAACTACCTACACATGAGTCTGAAATCGATGAAGCGCTTAGCAATGAACTTGCAGAGGCACTTGAAAATGGCGGTGATATTGATGCAATCCTGTCAAAAAAATATGATTAAGGTCAAATGCAGTGGATGTGGGCAGACACTGTGTAAGGCTAATTTAATGGACGGCGAAGTCGAAATAAAATGCCCACGCTGTAAGAGAATAACATTGATTGAAAGCAAGATAAAGAGCAGAGAGAGCACAGATAAGTAGCTGAGTCAACCTGTCTTGATGATATAAGGCAGGTGATTACATGGCAGATGGTAAGGTTACTATAGAAACCATATTGGATTCCAGAGAATTTAATAAAGCTGTAAGAGAGCTATCCGGCACGACAAAAAAAGGGCTTAAAGTTGTCACTGAAGCTGTTGCAAGTACCGCAACTGCTTTGGGAGGATTAGGACTGCTTGCTATTAAGCAGGGAATTGCTTTTGAAAGTGCATTTGCTGGTGTTAAAAAGACTGTAGATGCAACGGACAAAGAGCTTGCTGAATTTGAACAAGGCATACGAGATATGGCAAAATCTATGCCTCAGTCAGCGACTGCTATTGCGTCAGTCGCAGAGGCGGCAGGACAGCTGGGCATCAAAAATGAGAGCTTATTGCAATTTACGAAAACAATGGTAATGCTCGGAGATGCGACAAACATGACGTCTGACGAGGCAGCTACTGCTCTTGCTAGATTTGCAAACATAACTGGCATGAGTCAAGATAACTTTGATAAGCTTGGATCTACCATCGTAGCGCTTGGAAATAATCTTGCTACAACCGAGTCGGAAATTGTGGACATGGCGATGAGAATCGCAGGTGCGGGGCACCAAGTAGGTTTGACGGAAGCCCAAATCATGTCGTTCTCTGGAGCACTATCTTCGGTAGGTATTGAAGCTGAAGCTGGAGGAACAGCTTTTTCTAATTTAATTTCAAAGATGAACCTTGCAACACAAAAGGGTGGCGAGCAGTTAGAGCAATTCGCTTCCGTTGCAGGAATGAGTGCTGATGAGTTTAAAAAAGCATTTGAAGAGGATGCAGCGAGCGCAATCATAAGCTTTATTAAAGGGCTCGACAATATAAACAAAAATGGCGGGTCCGCGATTAAGACGCTCGATGATATAGGGCTATCTGATATACGTATGCGCGATGCATTACTAAGAGCATCAGGCGCAAGCGATGTATTTAGTAAAGCACTGTCGATAGGCACAAAAGCCTGGAGCGAAAATACCGCGCTCACACACGAAGCAGAAGAGCGATACAAGACTCTTGAATCAAGGCTAGGAATTTTTAAGAACACCATAACAGACATAGGTATATCACTCTACAAGTCAGTAGACACCCCTTTGGGCGATATTGTAACTTCGGCAACAGACGCAGCAAACGGATTGTCTAAAGCATTTGAGCAGGACGGTATTCAAGGGCTTGCAAAGGCAATAGGAAATGTATTAGCTGATGCGGCAACTGCTGCAGCAAAACACGCTCCAGAACTAATTTCTGCCGGGGCTAAAACTGTTAAAGCTTTTGTAGATGGATTATATGCTCACCGAGACGAAATTGTTTCTGCTGCAGGTGATATGGCAATGGCACTTGCTAGTGGTATCGCCGATATGCTCCCTAAAGGTCTAGGAAACACAATTAAAAACCTCACAGAGGTGACTATTTCTATTGCTAAACCTCTACTAAAGATGGCTGATGGGTTGCTTAGAGTTGCATCCGCTGGGTCTAGCCTAGCTCCAATACTTGTTGGATTAATAGGAGCATTTAAAATACACTCAAAGCTCACGCCTATCATACGACTATATAAAGAGTTTGTTGTTGCACAAAAGGCACTAGGTACGGCTATGGCAGTATCGATGGTCAGCGAAAAAGGAGCTACTGCTGCGCGAATCGCAAACAATGCTGTTACAACATTTGCTGCAGCTAAGGCAAAGGCGCTAGCAGCTGCAGAAACACGAAATGCATTAGCAACCGCAGGCGGAACTACAGCAACAATAGCAAATACTATGGCTGTACAGGCTCAGGGAGTTGCAGCAGGTATTGCTGCAGTTGCTACAAAGGGACTTAGCGCAGCGATGTCATTTTTGGGCGGACCAATGGGGCTCATAATAACTGCGGTCGGAGCGTTAGCTGGTGCATTTTTACTGTTATCAAAAAAAGAAGAGAGCGAAGCAGAAAAGTCAAGAAAAGCTATAGAGGAAAAGAAGAAGAAAATCTATGAGCTTCGAGACGCATATAAGGAATCCATTAAGACCGCTGAGGAGCAACTCGAAAAAGACTTAATCCAGATCAATAACACGAAAAAACTTGCTCAGGAACTAGGAACAATAGTTGACGCTAACGGTAGAGTAAAAGATGGCTACCAGGACCGTGCAAACTTTATTGTTGGTCAGTTAAAGGAAGCAACTGGTCTTGAAATACAGATGGTAGATGGAGAGATACAGAAGTATGACGAAATCAAAGGGCAAATTGATAGCTATATAGAGAAAAAGAAAGCTGAAATCATAATCAAGTCGAATGAAGAAGGTTATAAAAAAGCACTAGAGCTACAGCAAAAAGAAGTAGATATGTATGTTCAGCAGAAGAAAGAGCTGGATGAGATTGTTAAAAAACGTAAAGAAGCTGAAGAAAAAACCAAAGGCGCGACAGGACGTGAATTAGAAGAAGCCAAAGGAGCGCTAAGTCAGTACAAAGAACTTGAGAAAAATAAACGTAAGGAAATCTCGAAAACAGAAAACTCCCTAAAAGATTCACTCGCAACACGGAAAGCATATGAGAAAATGTATGCAGACTTTGAGGCAGGAAATTACTCTGAAATAACAATGATTGCTGAGGACCATGCTAAAAAAATGTCTGAAATTGAGGGTATGAAAAAGGATGACCTCAAAGCCACGATTAAGGACAAAGAAGATAGTCTAGCTTACCTCAAAGAATTACAAAAAGACTTTAATACGCAAGAAGTTCAGGACGCAATAGATGCATCTGAACAGGAACTTCAGCTTGCTCGCGATAAGTATAAAAGTATGGAGAGCGAGACGAAGAGTGGTGGAGACAAAGTTGCAAAGGCATCAGGCGATGCTGCCATGAGCGCATTTAATGCTGCAGTTAATGCAAGAAATTCATGCGACTGGAGTGGCTTGGGTCAAAGCTTTTGTGATGGCATAATTGCTGGCATAAATGCTGGAGCACAAGCTGTCAAGAACGCCGTTGCAAATGTAGTTGCACAGTCTGAAAAAGCTGGACGTAAAAAAGCGAAAACAAATTCTCCGTCCAAGCTATTTAGGGATGGACTTGGTAAATCGTTCCCTGAGGGCATGGCAGTCGGAGTAAGTAGGAACGCATATCTCCTTGACAGAGCTATCGAGGAGAGCATAGAGCATGCACTTAGAGCCGGAAGTAAAGTAAGTGCTGGCATCGATAGTGCGATAGGTGGTATTGATGTAGATGTCAACTTTGCAAAAATCAATACTGCTATAAGTAATCAAAAGAGCGTAGTTCCAAAGGCTATCTATGGAACCGCTAATACAGGAAGTGTACAAGTACCAGGGGCAACAAAAATTGAGCAAACAATAATATTCGAAGATAAAATACAGTCTCCAGCGGACGTAGCGAGAGCTATACGCAAAGAGGCTGTTATTTTAGGTTTAGGAGGACATTAGTGGGCAAGAAATTTGAGCTATTTGAACTAAACGTAATACGGTCAGATGGGCTAAGGCATACGTTAGGAAAAGAAGATTGGGGAGTAGAATCATTGACAGGTGTCGACTTTCCTGAAATTGAGATTTTTAGCGAACCTCGAGGCTATGGAAACGGTGATATTGTAACGGGCAAACGCAAGAAATCAAGACTAATTACATTCATGGCATCCTTCAGAGCTAGTGATGATAAATATGAATCGGAACGCAGAAATGTACTCGGATTTTACAATGCGAATTACACATATCAACTTGAGGTTACATATCTAGGCAATACGCTTTTAGCAAAAGAATGCGAGCTAGTAGCTGCCAATTATCCAAGCGCAAATATATATGATAGTCCTGACTTGTCAATTAGTCTTATGTCGCCTTACCCGGACTTGTTCGCAAATAACAAAGAAACGACAAGCTTTAGCTCCGTGACCCCTATGTGGCACTGGACAAGATATTATGCGCCAGGAGGTGGCAAACTCGCATTTGGCGAGATAACAAAGACTGACACAAAGGTAATCAATTACCTCGGAAGCGAACCGGCTCCGATCGTAATCACAATAAAGTCTACTGGCTACGTTCCTGGAATCGATATCGAGATGGGCGACCTTAAGACTAGCGTGAAAACGGTCTTAAATGCGTCTGATGTCCTCGTTATTGATTGCGACAAGCGAACGGTCAAAAAGAATGGTAAAGACGTGCCATACAGCGATTTTGACGCTAGAGACCTTATGCAGATGGTGCTTGGCTATGGTGATAATCAAATCAAAATATCAAAAGACGGAAATACGGCATTTACCGCAGAAGTAAGCTTCGTGGGAAGATACGGAGGTGTGTAAATGATCAAGTGTCTAAACAAATTCGGCGAAGAGGTCAAGATGATTGACTTCGTCGAGTTGCAATGGAGTAGGAAATATTTTGAGTGCGGGTCATTTGTGCTATATATGGCAGCAAAGGACTATGATCCAGATGTCAAGTACATCCAATGTATAGGACGGCCTGAAACAGCGATGGTGCAAAAGGTCGTGTACGAGGAAAAGAATAACGGCGAATTTGTAACACTATCAGGCTTTTTTATCGACAAAGTGCTTGATTGGAGCGCTTATACGATACCGATTTCGACAATGACATTTACCGGAAAAGCTGAGGTCAAAAAGAAGCTGACACAATGGCTGCTTGAAACAGTAAGTGATAAGTATGCTAAGCAAGGAGATGTATATGAAAAAACAAATTGGAATGTAACAGGGGGGACGGTAAGTGGTGCAAAACTAAGTGTAGATAGTGATGTACCAAACGAGCTATCTATAAGTGCAGAACTCGGAGAAAGTACAGGCTCTGCGATGCGAAAGGCTTTAAAGTCTGCAGGGTACACACTCATTTGCAGACCGATTTTCTCGGCAAAGGAAGAACCAGGTAAACCGCTTTTAGGCATTGAGTTGCACGTTCAAAAGGGCAAGGATTTGCGTGATGACGTATTCTTTGGCGAAGCTTGGGGAAACATCTCGAAGTGTGAATATGCATATGACGAAAGTGGTGTATACAGTGGTTTTTTAGCGAGTCAGGAAATACCGGATGACTTCAATACGCCAAACGAGGTCCACGGGTATTGGAAGGACGGCAAAAAGGTCAGAGCAATACACGAATATGTACAGTTTGATGGTAACATGCCAAGCAATCTCGGTCACTGTGTGCCACTCAAAGTTTTTAATGCCAACATCAGCGGTGTTGAGATTAAGAGCTCAAACGAGTCACTTATAAGGTCAAAAATGCGAGATGCTGCAAAGCTTGAGATGTTGAACAATTACAAACAAGAGACCATCTCAGTTGATGTACTTCAACATCGTTTTTATTACCTCAAGGACTATGACCTGGGTGATATTTGTACAATCAATATTGATTCGATACAAAAAGAATTTACTTCCAGGCTCGTCGAAGTCAGAGAGGTTCACTCTAAAAATACAGTAAAAGTCGAGCTTGTCTTTGGAACTCAAAATAGACAAATTTACAGAAAGGTGGATGTATAGTATGGCAAAGAGTTTTCCGTTCGAATCAAAAAGAATAGTTGGGAATGAATGGGATAGAGCAATCACAGCCCAGGATGAAAGAGATTTCAACAAGATGTGCTGGGGAAACGGTGTGTTTATTAACCCAATTGATGGGCTGATGGTTACAGCATATGGCGGAATGACCGTCAATGTAAAACCAGGAGGCGCAATCATCGAGGGCGCGGTCTTTAAAGAAAGCAATAACAGACAAATCACATTGTCTCCTGCGTCGAGCCTGCCTCGTATAGATCGTATCGTTTTAAGATTTGACACTGCAGAGGATAGGCGAGATATCGACATCTATTTAAAAGAGGGCGTTTCAGCAACAAATCCTGTTGCCCAGGATCTAATCCGCGAGTCAAATTATTACGAGCTAGCAATAGCTGATGTCTACATCCCAGCTCGTACAACGTCGATTGAATCTGTCAATATTTCTGACACAAGGATGGATTCAAACCTTTGTGGGTGGGTCGTTCCGGCTGTTGAGTATCGCGGACTATTTGATAACCTATGGCTACAGCTGCGTGATAGCTTCGGAACCGTGAACTCAGCATTATCCGGCACACTTGCCCAGGATCTCAAGCAAGAAATTAAAGTCACAGATGAAAAGTATGCAGACCAGATTAGGCGCGTTAGAGACGACATGGGCGATGCAAGCATGTTAAAAACTAGCGCAAGAAATCTTGCAGGTGCAATCAATGAGCTCTATAACGGCGGTGGAAGAGCTCAGGATTATGTAATTGAGCAAGGCGAGATTGATGGATGGCAGTACACGAAATGGAAGAGGGGGAGATTAGAGCTTATTAAGACAGCCGATTCGGACTCTAGATCAGGATGGACTGCTGGAGCCTGGAATAACATGATTTTTAACAGAAAAACGTTTACATTCCCATCGTCTTGTCGATTTATTGCAAAGCCAACGGTAATGGCGTCAGCACAAATTGGCAACGGTTATTCGTTCGCTGCTCAAACAATCAATACGCAAAATACAACGATGTTGACGGTAGCTGCGAGTCAGAGCTCAGCATCTGCAGATATTTTAAATTTGCAAATCTACGCGATAGGTAAGTGGAAATAGAGGTGCGTATGGAAAGAGCGATAATAATAGCGGTATTTGCATCAACGGGACTTTGGAGCTTTATCAGCATGGTGGTTCAAAGATACATGGAAAGAAAGAGTGACTATGCGATGATGATGAGAGGTCTAGGACATGATCGCATATGCTATTTGGGAGAGTATTACATCAAGCGTGGATGCATCACAAGAGATGAATATGAAAATCTTGTAGACTATCTTTATATCCCATATAAGAATTTAGGGGGCAATGGTACGGCCGAAAAAGTCATAAATGAAGTAAAGCAATTACCGTTAAAAGATAATTGTAATGTTTAAACAGTTGGTTAATCGGCAGCGCTTAGCTGCCTTTTTTATTCATTGCAGGAGGTAAAAGAATGAAGAAAAGAATGAAGAACAGAAATTGGAAAGATTGGGGAAAAAAAGCGGGCATTAGAGCAGTTAAGACAATGGCAGAGGCTGCACTTGGTGTTATAGGCACTGCAACCTTTACAGGCGAAGTTCGTTGGGGGCAAGTAATAAGTGCAGCAGTATTGGCTGGAATCATAACACTGCTTGTAAATGCCAAAGGTATGCCTGAACTCGATGAGGAAGTTAAAAACTTCAAGGACTTGGAGGATTAATATATGTTGCACGGAATTGATATTTCAGGATGGCAAGAGGGGATACAGCTAGCAAGTGTACCCGCAG